TCGATGTGGGTCTGAGTTCTATCGACAGGACTCCATCTCGCATTGTTGAGGACATCGATAATTTGTTTGTGACTGCTAGGATTAAACTCCACCCAATGGCAATAACTAAAAGGAGCGTCGATAGTAAGCTCAGAGATATTATTGCGCAGAGATTTTGGAATAGACGATAAAGATATCGTACCATACTTAGTGCCTCTTGGTGTAACTGTACGTATAAGCTTAAGCTTAGGTATAAATGTATCCAATATATCCTTATCTAAGACCTTAAGGTCCTTAGTAACCTTATCTAATAACCTAATCCCTTTATCCTTATTAAAGAAGAAACCATTAGTACTAATATCATTAACTACTAATTGAAAAGACTGTTCATTAAGTACAGAAGCCTTATGGTCCTTATTACTTAAGTACCTTAAGTACTTAAGGTATATGAGGTGAGTTATATCTACGTCTCTCTTACAATATTCCTCCATCTCTTCAGAATACTTACTGAAGTCCGTAAACTTAATTCTCTTTTCTCCTACCAATTCTCCTTTCTCTAACCCAAACTCAAGGCCGTAGTCTTCAACACTATGGCCTTGTCTTGGATAATCAACTAGCTTACTGACGACTAGTGTGTCAGTACATACTGCAGGAAGGTTGGGTATTTCAAGACCAAGAAGGTCATGGCATACCAGATAATCATATCCAAGCAGATTGTGCCCAATCCAATGGTCAACACGCAGAGCGTATCGACGAAACCGCTCAGCTTCGGATGGGCATTCGGAAGGTCTTCTGAATACATCGTACTCTCCTGTGTCAATATCCTTACAAACAATTACCCAAATCTTAGTAGGATTAATTAGTCCGTTAGCTTCAATATCAATACAAACCTTCATCCGGCATGATACGATGCTAGCACAATCGTAGGTTCTTTAGGTGCCCTAGATAGTTCCAAGGATCAGTACGTTCTACTAAATATAATTTCATAAATCTCCTAAATCTACCGGAAGGGAGAGAGCACCTCCCGGTAGTAATCGTTGATAGTTACTTCTGCATCAGCACCAGACCACCCGGAGCGAAGGGCAGTCCAGCATAGCCGACGTTCTTCTGGAGGTAGACCGATCCACATACGATCGTAGTGACGCACGCAAGACCAACCAAGACCTTCAAAGCACTTTCCATAACCTCTCCTTACGCTGCTTGCTGATCTCTTACCTTGTCCATAAAAGACCTAATGATATTTTCTTCCTTCTGAATAGCTTGACTGAAGTTGAATCTATTATCATTAGCTAATGTTTGTTTCATTTTCTTGTTCCACGCCAGCGTTCGTTTCGCCAGCGTGGCTTCGTACCATTCGTCTTGATCTCTTAAATCAATTATCATCTTCAGATTCCCAAATAATACCACGGTTATCAAAGAGTTTACAGAACTCGATGGGATCAACCCATTGCCAAGTCTTGTTGTCGTTAGGGGATTTAGCGGGGAGGAGGAGGACGTTGCCTGTCGGATGCAGGCCGCCATGTATCCACTCTAGCACAAGAAACCTCGGAGTCAAGCTACCCGTCTTATCCCTGACGAGAAACTCCGTCCCTGATTTGATCGCCGACAGCCAATCTGGTCCGGACGGAGGTTTCATCGCTGGCTTAGGCCTGGCCTTGAACTCGGCTAGATTGACGAGTTTATCATCAGTTTCTTCCATCTTTGTTATTTCTGTACCATTCATTTTAAAAGGCCTCTGTAGTGCCCTAGGAAGGTCACCGGTGAGTTAAAATACAAATCATGTATACCCCTACCTCTCTATGAAAATTGCGTAGAAGGGTGCTGTAGTGCCCTCCTATAGAACACTTTTAGGTTAACTCATTTCGAAAAAGTCTTTTCAGTACTGACCCAAAAATTTACCGAACAAAAATATTTAGATTGTGAATGTTGACACAGCGAGATTTGGTTTATGACTCCCTTTGAGTCCACCCAAATCGGCTCCGGCAAGGTTTGGAAGAAGACTACCTCCACCCATATTTGATCCCTGTAGATCTTTCTTACTAGAACTTCCATCGAGCCTCCAATCCACCGTATCCAGTCCCTGAGAGACTAGCTTGGCATTGATAGTTGAGAAGAGGCGGGAACCTGAAAAGGGAGTCTTGGAGTTTTGACTCCCTCTTGGTGAAGGGTGTGAAGTCACGAGTACTTCATTATTCGATTGATCAACCAGGTCGACGAAGCGTCTGGCGATAGAGCCGAGGAAGGCGAATACGATGCCTTTCCGACTGAGCCGCTGCACGATCTCGGCAGTAAGACCATACCACTCGTCACCCCGCCAGTTGTGAGAAAGCGATTGACCCTCTCGGCAACTTGGGATTGCGTTCCACAGAAGAACTCCCTGCGAACACCATCCTTCGAGGTTACCGTGACCTGGACGTGAGTATCCGAGATCGGAACAATATTCCTCAATGAAACATCTGAATGTAGGAGGCCACTCCCGCTCTGGTATCTCAGATGGAAGGGAGAAAGCCACTCCAGTGGCGAATCTATGGGAAGGATACGGGTCTTGACCGATAATGCAAGCCCTTGTCTTGATTTCTGGAGTAAGAGATAGGGCTCTGAATAGATGTTTTCTTTCCGGATTAATCCTAAAGCCCTTAGCCACTTCATCATCGAGTCTCTCCCTCGCTGCTTGGCATTCACCTGATGTCCAATAATCTAAATTCCATGGAAATGTCACAGTAGAGGTCCTTGAGATTGGTCTGCCGCCGCTTCCTTTAGGTATAGAACATAGGCTTCACCGTCCTTCTCGCCGATGTAATGCTCTTCCCAATGATTAGAAAGCTTGGGGTAGAATTTAATGATATCAAACTCGATATATGAAATGTACTTAGCATTCCTAGTCTTGAGACGGAAGCAGCCCTTTGATGAGCGGGGAAAGAACTGGCCAGAGAAGGCCATCTTATCTTCTTTCAACCTACGCCACCCTGCCAATCGACCAATTGGTGTTATCGTTAGCCGCTGTTTGAACCTGCCCATAAGATAAGTCCTCCGACAACGTATAGGTTAACGGATCAAACAGGAGATATCCTGCTGGCCCGGTCCTACCACAGAATCTATTCTTACTAATCGTGGAGTGCATAGTTCTACGGACAACAGGATCAACCGACTGTAGGTCGCGGGTTAGATCAATCCGGATGTCCGCTATCTTTGAGATGTTCCTAGACCCTCGGGTTAGACCGTCATCATTGACATGGCTGACTAGTATCAACGTGAAATCTAACTCCTTCACCATCATTTCGAGTCGCGTTGAAAGATAGTCCAGGGCTGTCCGCTCGTCTTTTCCTCCAAGACCGCTAACAACCATAGTAATGTGGTCAAGCAGAACACGACGACAGCCACGACTGGCAACCAGGAATCGAACAGTGTCCAGAATACTATCAGGATCATCTGAGCCAAAGTGAGAATACAGATGGAGACGATCATCCACCCTAACAGTGTCCTTAACCGCCTGATACGTTTCAGCAGCGGTGACACCCGAGTCCGGTAAATGAACCGGCTTCTGGAGGCTGATTCCTGCAATAGCCTGCAGGAGTCGCTGCTTAGGTTCTTCAAGGAAGATAGCACCAATGTTTTCATCTGTCTCTCTCAGGAGTTGATGGAGGATGGAGTGCATGACTTCAGTCTTGCCGACACCTTCCTGAGCAGTAAGTAGTACGCTCTCTCCGGTACGCATCCCGTAAGTCATGTAGTTCCACGTCGGGAATGGATAAGCCACTCCTAACGTGGGTTCTTCGCCAAGTATCTTCTCGAAGGCGTGAAACGAGGATTCTATTTCTGCTGGGAGGAATCGTCTGGCGTTGGCGTAGAGACTGGCGAGTTCGTCTGACTCTCCGTGCCGGAGGTAATCGTTGGCGTCCTTTCGGGTGTCTCCCGAGAAGGACATTTGATAAACCTTGTTGTAATCAAACAAAGCTGCAACCGAACGTGCTGCTTCGCGTCCTGCTTCATCTGCATCAAACGCGAGTACAATTCGATCGAACGAGTTGCACCAGGATCGATCCCAGCTAACGTCAGTTCGAGCAGTAGAAGCGCTGTGAACGCTGACGACAGGTGTGCGAACCACTTGCCAAATCGATAGAGCATCGAGTTCTCCCTCAGTGATGACTAACGTACTGCCTGATCCAGCCGAAAACCTATCACGCGAATATAGCCCAGCCTTGGCTATGTCGCCTTTCGTATAGAAACCCTTCTTGTCAAGAGTCCTAACTTTGACGGCTTCATTAGGATAGACAAATCCAATCTCTACAGGTTTACC